GCCTCCCGGAAGCACGGCAAGGATGCCTTTCTCGGCTCTACCGCCTATGGCGATTATGCCGCCGCGTACAACGCCGCCATGACCCATTGGGCGCGCCTTCAGGCGAAGGAGGCCTAATCACCATGCAGCGTGTCGGCCGCACCTTCCGTATCCGCGTCATCCGGGGCGAGCCCGACGCCGTCGGCATCTGCCGGGCGCGGGTCTATCACGGCCGCCGCAAGGTCGAGGAATTCGAGACCACCCCGGCCGAATTCAAACAGCTGATCTTTGAAATCCGGGGGTGCCCCGTGCCCCCGAAGATCGCGGCGGCGGCCGAGGCCGCCCGCCAGGCCCGCGAGGAAATGGGCCGCACTTCCTACTGGCGGCTGATCGCCGCCTACCACCTGACTGCCTGAAAGGACCCACCATGACCGCCATTGCCAAGATCACCACCGCCCACCAGCCCCGCCGCCAGTCCAGCCGGGGCCGCACCCCGGAAGGCAAACCCAACCGCATCGACGTTCACGTCGGTGCCCGCGTCCGCCTGCGCCGCACCTTGCTCGGCATCAGCCAGGAAAAGCTGGGCGAGGCACTGGGCCTGACCTTCCAGCAGGTGCAGAAGTACGAGCGCGGCGCCAACCGCGTCGGCGCGTCCCGCCTGTTCGACCTGTCGCGCATCCTGGACGTGCCGGTCAGCTTCTTTTTCGACGATATGGATTCCGACACGGCGGCCAGCAGTCCCGCCGCCATCGTTTCCGGGACCGCCCCGGCCGCCGCCGAAGTGATGGACATGGACCCCATGGCCAAGCGCGAAACCCTGGAACTGGTCCGCTCCTATTACCGCATCACCGATCCCGACACCCGCAAGCGCTTCCTCGACTTGGTGCGCGCCCTGGGCAATACCGGCGCGGAGGGCTGAGGCGATGCTGAACATCACCCTTCGTCCCGGCGACGACGTGCCTGACGATCCGTGCGTCCTTGCCGCTCTGGCGGTCAACAGCGCCGCTACCACCCTGGCCGAGGAGATGCGCACCCATTTCGGCTCCAGCATGAGCGAGAACGACGCCATCAGCAGTGTGATGTCTGGTCTGGTGTCGGTGGTGGCCAATCTGGCCGTGCGCAGGGGCTGCCCCCAGTCGGTCGCCCTCAACCTCCACCGCGCCGCCGTGGAAATCCGCCCCCATCCGCCCAATGCGCCGGACGTGTTCCGTCTCGCCCAGCACTTCCTCGACCTGATGAACCTGCTGGCCGAGAACCAGGATGTCGAGACGGTGGTCATTGCCATGCTCAATGCCAGCGGTAACGCCGGAACCCATACCGGCGACACCAGCTGGGTGGCGGAACATATGCGCGACTTCGCCGACATGCTGACCGACCCCGAGCGCCTGGCGAAGGCCGAGGCCACCGCCGCCATGATGGCCCGCCCGGCCGACGTCCGTATCCAGTGAGGACACCGCCATGTGTGATTGCATCGCCGACGTCAACAAGCTGCTGGCCGACCACAACGGCCGTCTGGTCTGCACCTATAACCTCATGTCCGGCCGCGACTATCCCAAGCTCACGGTCGAAAAGATCGAGCCCCGCAAGCGCGGCAGCGCGCCGCTGATGATCCCGAGCTTCTGCCCGTTCTGCGGCGAACCCTACGAAGCGGACCAGGGCGTCAAGGAAATCCCGCTCGATGCCGCCGACAAGGAGGGCTGACATGACCGAGACCCAAGCCACCATCGCCCAATGGGCCAACGACACCTTCGGCCCGACCAATGCCCTGCGCGTCGCGACCCGTGCCTTCACCGAGACGGCCGAGCTGCTGGCGGTGTACAGCGCCGAAACGCTGAACCGGGCCGCCCTGATCGAGGAGGCGGCCGACATCGCCATCGTGCTGTCCCGCCTGGAGCTGATGCTCGCCGGTGACGATCCCCAGTGGGACGCCCTGGTCGCCTCGGGCGAGGCCCAACTGAGCATCGAGTACATGGTCGGCGGCATCCCGCAGGCGGTGGCAGACATCATCCGCCTGCTGATCGACCAGGATCGCGACGGCGCCGCCATGGCCTGCGAGGAGGCCCTGTCCGGCCTCGCCGATCTGGTCTACTGGTTCGGTGCCCGGTTGCCCGCCGCCATCGATGCCAAGATGGCGGTCAACCGCAAGCGGGAATGGCGGCATTCGGGCGACGGCCACGGCTATCACACCCACCACCGGCGCACCCAGCTGTGCACCACCTGCGGTCACGCGGTCGATCACCCCGACAATTGCGCCGCCAACCATGGCCGCCCCAGCGGACACAAGACCTGTAACGACTGGACGCCGATCCAGCCGAAGGCGGAGGGCTGACGCCATGACCATCATCTCCGATCCCGGCACCGCCCTGTCCGGTCCGGCGTTGCGCATGCATCTGCTGGAGCTGTTCCTGGATGCGGCCGACTTCCCCGACCAGGTGTTGCCGTTGGCGCAGGCCGCCGAAGCGTGGATCACCGGCAACGTCGTTTCCGACCCCGAAGAGGAATTCCATGACCAGTCTGCCCAAACGTCCCTGGCATCGGCCGACACCGACGCAGATGCGGAAGGCACGGCGGGCGCCGATCCCGTAGAACCCGCTGCCCGGCGGTCGTGGACCGAGGTCGAGGAACGCGAGATGGAGCGTTTGGTGGCATCGGGCATGTCCTATGCCGAGATCGCCCAACGCCTGGGCCGGACAGTGCGCGGCGTCAACATGCGAGCTTTGGCAACCGGCATCAGCAAACGCTGGCCGCGTTCGGGCGGTGGCAAGGTCATGTTCACGCCCTATCCGCTGGACGCACCATGGCCGCCGCCCGAGGCCGATGTCGTTCACATCGACCCCAGCGCCGACATCACCATTCCCGTAGCGTCTGAGGTGGTCATTCCGGTGCCGTCTCAGCCTCCGGCCGACGACGTGGTCGCCGCCGCCCTGGAGGCCGACCGGCCGACCGGCCCGGTCCAGGCTTCTCCCCCGGAAAAAGACGAACGCGAGCGCATGATCCATGATCACGCCACGCGTATCGGGGTGACCACGGCGGTAGATTTCGGCCCCGACCAGCCCGCCGTGGATGTACTGCGCGGGGCCTATAACGACGTGGTCAAGTCGAACGATCCGGGGCAGCCCTGGCTCGTCAACGGCGCCCGCCGTACCACCACGCAGCTGTGGGAACAGGCCAACCGTGAACGGCGCCAGCGCGGGCAGAAGCCCATTAAACGGGGGACCTGATCATGGCGACCGCCAAGCAACTCGCGGCGCATAGCCGCCGGAACATCGCCACCGCCGTTGCGGCCTTGCGGCTGATCGCAACGCGTTATGGCGACCTGGACAACTACATCGTCGAGGTGGCTGATCGCTACGCGGAAGCGTTGGAAGTCTTCGGGAAGGAGATCACCGATTACGCCGCCGAAGCGGAGTACTTCTGACCATGGCCGGGCCGTTGCTGGAGGCGCTGCTGGAACTGGACGTGGCCGCCCGTGTCGGCGCCCGCACGCTCGGTGAACACAGCCACATGGGCAGCCAGTTGCTGGACGCGGTGGCCCGCGTCCGCCGATTGGTCGCCCCGGCCGCCCTGTCCGAGGCGGCGGCACGGCCCGACCCCAAGACCGACCTGGCGCGCATCTTCGCCGCCGCCGAGCAATCCGGCCTGACCTGGCCCGATCTGGCCGACGCCCTCAACAATTACCGGGAGCGGAACCCGCGATGAGTAAGATTTCCACCGCCACCGTGCATCTGGTGCGCTCCGGCTATGAATGGGCGCTGGTCGCCATGGACGACAGCACCGGCCTGTTCTCGGTGCAATCCACCTACGGCACCTTCGCGCACATCTGGCCGCCGCAATACCGTTCCGAACCGCTGGAGGTGTTCGTCACCACCATTGATTTCGGCTACTTCATGTCGAAGACCAGGGGCCAGTCGGCACGCGAATTCGACCTGGACGGGACCATCGCCACATGGCGGCACTGGGTCTTGGCGGCGCGCCGAGAAGACTCCCTCAGCGAACACGACGCCCGCGAAGCCTGGGAGGCACTGGAGGAAATCCAGCAGGAACGCCCGACCTCGGCCGAGCAATGTGGTGCCTTGGTCAACGATCATTGGGACGTGCTTGAGAAGGCGTTGGGGTCCGATTGGTACGAGGGATTCACCACCTGCAACACGCCTGAGTGCGTCCACTTCTGGAAGACCCTCTGGCCTGCGTTCGTCACCGCTGTCTGGTGTGCGGAAGGGCTTGAAAACCCCATGGCGGGGGCGTGATGATCACCACCAACCTCGCCGTCATGGCCAACCGGATGTCGTCGCTGGAGGCGCTGGATTTTTTCCCGACCCAGCCCTGGGGCACCCGCGCCCTGTGCGAGCACTTGATCGACCTGTCCGGCGCCCGCGTCTGGGAACCGGCCTGCGGGCGCGGCGACATGGCCCGCGTGCTGATCGAATACGCGGCGGTGGTGTCTGCCTCCGACATCTATCCCTACGGCTTCGGCGCGGTGTTCGACTTCCTGTCGGTCGGCGACATGCTGGAGGTGTCGGCGCCGCAACCGGATTGGATCATCACTAACCCGCCGTTCAAGGTGCTGCTGCCGTTCATCCGTCTGGCCCTCCGTCAGGCCCGGCGCGGCGTGGCGCTGCTGGTGCGCAGTTCGGCCATCTCGGGCGTCAAGCGATACAACGCCATCTTCAAGCCGTGGGCGGGGCATGTCACCTTCGCCCCCTTCGTCGAGCGCCTGCCGCTGCTGGAGGGGCGCCTGGACCCCAAGGGCAGTACTGCCACCGATTACGCTTGGCTGATCATCGACAAGGCCGAACAACGGTCGCCGCTGATCCACATTCCGCCCTGCCGCGCCCGGTTGGAGCGGGCCGACGACTATCCGCCGGAATCCTGCGCCCGCTTCGTCCCCCATCTCGACCACGGCACCATCGACCCCGGCGGCGAGGCCCTGCGGCGGCGCTGGTGGTCCGGCTTCATGGCCGACCGTTTCAACCAGGTTCTGGAGGCCGCCCCGCGATGATCGACGATCCCCGCCGCCAGTTGCTGGCGAAAATCCACATGGGCAAGAAAGACCTCGCCATGGCCGAGGACGATTATCGCGCCATGCTTCAGCGCGTCACCGGCGCCGCCAGTGCCGCCGATCTCCGCGTGCCCCAGCTGGCGCAGGTGGTCGAGGAACTGAAGCGCCTGGGCTGGAAGGACAAGCCGAAGGCGCCGAAACGGGCGGGGAGCCGTCCCCAGGCCGCCGATCCGCAATCCACCGTGATCCGCGCCCTGTGGCTGGCGCTCTATCACCTGGGTGAACTGACCGACCCGTCCGAGGTGGCGCTGGCGACCTTCGTGCGGCGTCAGACCAAGGTGGACGCGCTGCAATTTCTAACGCCCGTGCAGGCCCGCAAGGTGATCGAGGTGCTGAAAGGCTGGTGTGGCCGCGTCGGCTACGACGTGCCCTCGGGCAAGCCGCTGCTGGCCAAGGTGCAGTTGGTGCGCGCCCAGTGGCGCCGCTTGAACGGCGGCGAAACTGTCGGGCGGCTGGAAGACTGGTTGGACGGCATCGGCCTGTCCGTCCCGCTGTCGCTGATGTCGTTCGCTCAGCTCGACCAGGCCGCCGAGGCGCTGGGCAAGCTGGTGCGGAAAACCCCTCGGACTGAAGGGGACGCCAAATGAACGACGATGTCGTCAGCTACGCGGTGATCGTCGAGGTGATCGGCGAGGCAAAGGCGCTGGAGCTGTCGAAGAAGCGCGGTGGCCGAGAGCTGTTCATTCCCATTCCGTCGCGGCTTGGCCCTCATACGCCGGTGGTGCAGTTGCTGGGGGTCGAGGCGGCCGAGAAGCTGTCGGCCCGCTTCGGCGGCGACCGGATCGACGTGCCGCTGGGGCCGGGAAAACGGGCGCGGGTCTGGGAATTGCGCGAAGCCGGAAAGACCATCGCCTGGATCGCCGCCGAGATGCGCTGCACCGAACGCACGGTCTACAATGTCTTGGCGGGACCGCGCCCCGCCGCCCTGGGGGCCTTGCCAGACACGGTCCTCCCCCCCCTTCTTGCGTACATCGCTAAACGCTGAGATGCTAGCGGGCCGATACTCCTGCGCCAGCCCTGAAGTTCTTCAGGGCTATCGCCACGGGGGAAAAATACGACCCTCAGGGATGTACATCCCTGGGGGTTTTTCATGCCCGACACCTTTGTCATCGTCGCCGCCCTGCTGAAGCTGACGTTCGCCCTGGTGGCGGTCTATGCCGCCGTCCGCATCACGCGCTGGCTGGACGACCGCGCCAACAAGCCGTTTTCGGCGACCATCGCCGTGATCCTGAAATCCGAGCTGGGCACCGGCCTCTATTATGGCCTGCGCTTCCTGGCCGTCTGTGTGCTGCTGGGCATGGTGATCGGCTGCACCCCGGCAGCGGCCGGTGTCCTGATGCCCGACAAGTACGATGGCCGTATCCAGCGCGCCGTCGATACCTATTGGCCCGATTATCCCCGTTTCGCGGCGGCCAAGGCGCAGTTGTTCGCGGAAAGCCGTCTCGATCCCCGTGCCATCTCGCCGGTCGGGGCGCGGGGCGTGGCGCAGTTCATGTCCGCCACCTGGGACGAGGTGACGCGGCAATTGCGGCTGGGCGCGGTGTCGCCGGTGCACGACGTCGCCATCGACGCCTACGCCTATTACATGGCCAAGCTGCGCCACGTCTGGCGCGCTGGCCGTGATCCCCTCGACCGCCAGCCCCTGGCCCAGGCCAGCTATAACGCGGGGGCGGGCAACATCATCAAGGCCCAGAAGGTATGCGGCGGCGCGCGGCTGTGGGCCGCGATTGCGCCTTGCCTGGGCGACGTCACCGGCGCCGCCCATAGCCGCGAGACCACCACCTACGTGGAGCGGATCGCCCGCTATACCGCGATGATAGAGGCCGGGCTGTGACCGCCCAGGTGCTGGTGTTTCCGCACCGTTCTGACCTCACACAGATGCGCCGCATTCTCGCGACCTTCGAGAGCGAGCTGGAACAACTGCGTGCCGATCCGGTGGCGGTCAACCGGGACAAGCGGATCGGGCTGTACGAACGCACCATTGCCCGTTATCGCGCCCGTCTGGCGCGGGAGGACCGATGATC